TTACCGCCAGCGAATTACGATGGATTTATCGTAATAAAGACAACAGCCAAATAATGAAAAACATAAAATTTTATCTGCATGGCAAAGAGATACCAGCAGAAAGAATATTAGATACACCAGAGTGGAAAGACTACCGTCCAAAATACTCCGGTTCCACATATAAATATTCTTAATGATAGCAAAAAATATATTTTCGATATAATCAATGTTATGATTAAAGAGTATTTCATCAGGGCAGGTAAAAACAGAGTAAATCAGCAAAAGAAGCTGATCTTCAGCGATACTGACACTAACTGACGGTTTAAGCGGTCGTATGAAGCAGCAGCTTTCCGACGGACTGCCATGCGGATCGTTTACCTTTTGGGCTATTCCGCCCGTCATCAAGCGGCTCACGAGTACTGAGTTTATCAGGATGATATTGCTGACAATGGTAATTCGTTGACCGATGTGTACTTCACTATATATCGGTCAACACCGTACTGCCGTGCAACATCTCAAAGATGTAGCATCGTTTTTACCAGAGGAGGCAGGACATAGATTGTAAAAAACTATTTCGATGCATTTACCATTGAGATATTTTCCTTCATACCAAAAGTTCTATCAATTATCGCAAGTGGTTCAACAGGTGCGGTCTTATCTATAACCCAACCACTCTCTGTAACACTTCCTCGTGTGATATATTTTGCCTTTACTTTAACAACTATTAGATAATGCTCACGACTAAACCGATCAGCAACGCTAAGATCCGATGTGTATTCAGGCAATATTCTTCCAATACGTACCTGCTGTTGTGCCATATATTCATCTGGTGCTTTTACATTTGGATTTGAATCAGGAAGCCCTCCAGCAGTTTTATATTCAACGATATTTTCAGCTTGAATACCGGTTGTGCCGCGACACAATATGATGTCTGAATCGGACAGTTCTATGTGCCCCTCCTTAATTTTCGAATAAATTTGTTTAATACTATGTTCTGGAGTTGGTACTATTTCAGAAGATAAAGCAGGCAACGTGTCTTCAAGCACCGGAGAATCATCGTATATATCCAACAAATCCTCATCATACCCAATATCTCCTTCTCTTAACTGAGAATACGGTTTATCTATGTATCTAATAACTCCCCCACCATGAAGACCTTCTGATTTATAAAATGTACCATCAGCGTCACGAAAGAAATAAACATTAACCTGTTTGTTATTTATAGAATACCTACCTGAATATAATTCCGAATTTGGCTCCTTAGTTAAATCTACTGATTCCCCCTTGTAGACTATTTTATTTGGTGTCTCTGAAGATATGGGGTTAAAGGATTCTATATATCTATAAAAACCACCGCCAACTTTCTCATAATACCCATACTTAGAAGAGTTAAGATCTACTGCACTATATCTATTCCCCCCACGATCCTGTTTCATTTCTAATATTTTAGATTGTTTTTCGTTATATATAAAGTCATTACCATCAATTGACTCAATTACAGAATAGAAATTAGCATTATTACTCGGATGATAAATAATATTATCATTAATGTTTTTTCTATATGCTTCAAAGCCTCATATTTTATCTGCAGCGAACGGCTATGTAAGTCAGAGCGAGTGCCTGGAACAAAGTCCATTCCAATACGTACAGCCCCCTGAATATAATCACAGATATTGCTAGATTCTTTTACTATAGCACTATGTAAAATGCTACTTACACCAGACAATGCATTATAACCAGGTACAGCTCCCATCGCCATATTCCAAATTGTACCTAAAAAATGTAACACAGCTCTCCCATCAGGAGAAAGAGAAGACTTATCACGATGATTTGTACTATCATTAATATCGATACTTAACTCAATCAATCCACTTAAGCCTTCTTGAATAACCTTATCAAACCCCCAAATAAACTGCTGCCCGCCATTCATATGGGATACTTCTTTTCTGAACTTTTCTATTGCCTCTTTTTGTTTATTATTCTTTTCTGATTTTGACATCCAGCGAGCAGATGATATATTATTAATTTCATGGACAAACTCAAGAATAGTATTCTGAAGCACTTTATTAACATTAAAGATAGATGATAAATCACATTTTGACACAACATTTTCCAATACATCTTTTGTTATAAAATGTTTTTTCGCCCACTCAATCTGTCTATCAACAGCTAATAAAAGCAATTCTTTAGATATTCTGGCATTCCTAGGTTTAGGATTCATACCCTCAGTTATACCATACTTTTTTATTATATTTTCCGCTATTCTATTAACATCATCATGTTTAATTCCCTGTCGTATATTTAAAGAATATCGAAGAATATCTCTAATAAGATCATATCTGGCATTAAGAACATCCTTTTTAAGCAAACAATTAGTCAATCCTTTCTTTATAATATTATGGACAACTAATTCAGATATTTTAATGCTTTTTTTCATCTCATTATTGGAAATAACTCTCATTTTTTTGCTTTTTCTATATACGTTCATTGCATCCAGTACAATATCAAAACTTTCCCTCCCGTAAAGAGTATCTACTCCCAAAGAGATGTCATTTTTATGATAATGATATAAAACATCACCATAATGTATTTCTTGTAATGGTCTAGAGTTTATTGCAATAGCAGCATTTAATGACTCATGATAATTTTTGTAACCCGCATCATATATTACTAATGGGTGTGCCAATATATCTCTAGCCAATGTTTTAAAAATATCATATTGATTAAATAATCGCTCCTTTATAAAAACTTCAAATGGGGTATGAGAATTTTTACCAGTTCTAATGAAATACTCTTTAATCAAAACATTGATCTTATCAAAAATATATCTTTTTATTATTTCTTTATCTTTTGCACTTATTTTATTTCCATTTTGGGTAAAATCTATTATTTTTCCAAAAGCTCCATCATGTTGGTTATTATGTTTTCCGTTAAAAAATATAGATGGTCCATTCCCCGTTAAAATTTCCGGAAGAATATCACCACTCAGCCCCCCCATCATAAAAGGGGAGAAACCAGAAGCCTTATGTTCCTCAGGATATGGATGGCCTACTGGCAATGCTCTCGGCAATCGAATCCTTGACTCATTATTTATTGTTGGAGAAAAGGTTTGAACATTTCTGGCTGTCACCGCTCCTGATGACATAAACAAATATGTCGTCAATATATTTTTTATGCTCCTTGTCCAATTATTCATAATTTTATGTTCAAATATCTTTTCTTCGGATAATAAATTATATACCTCCAATTGAACTTTGCTTCCTTTATCGATTACTTGCTCTATATCATCTGCAATATAGTTATATGAATTCAACTTTACAGACTTATCAAAAGAGAAATTGTTAAAAATTTCATTATTGTATGATTTTCTATTGCTATCCAACTCTTTATTTATTATGCTCGTGTATAAGTCTATCGATGTTTGTTCTTGTATGTCATTATGTAATATATGCTGCAGAAAAAGATTAATAGCAAACTCTTCATTTCCCCGATAAGTTTCTCCATTATATTTTGCATCAATAAAATTTAAATCATGGTCAATTGGAATTAGTATTTTTGGGGGGGCATCATTTTCCATCTCATAGTTATAAGCATATGCTGGTAAAATCTTACATTTTAGAAAGCCATAATCACTTAAGTTTATTTCCTTCACATAATAATTAATGATTCTTCGGAAAGTTAAGCTTTTCTCATATAAATTATTTAACATACTTCTAATTTTAGAATCAAGATCATCATTAGATGAATAGAAAAAGTTATCATAAATGTTAATGGTGTCATTTTTTTCATCTTTAGCTCTTTTGTCAAAGTCAATATGAGATTGTGTTATTTTATAAAATTGTTCTTCAAATACAGGGTCATTTGTATGTCTGATTAAATGTTTAATATAATTCATTGTGTCCCATGATTTTATAGTTGAGAATGAACCATGAGTACGACTTGTTGGCAGTATATAGTTTGTTATTTTCATTAAAATTCCACTTCCTCTTATAACGCACTATTCAATGAATAAAAGCCAGTTGAGAGTCTTTTCAAAACAATCATTAATTACGCCATATTACTATAGTAACAAAAACATATTAATCTGAATATCAATTCATAAAATATGATTCTCCACGATTTGCCCAGAAATAACGAACATAATTTTCGTTGTAATTAAAATCATATTTCATCTATAGTGACCATTCACAGCAAAACAAAATCAATTATCACATTCAAAAAAATACTGACAACAAAGATACTCTTCAGACAAAGTTGTCATATGTAAATTTTCCCTTAAAACGTTGCTCAAAAAAAATATAAAAATCATATGCCCTAATCAACATCCTCAAGCACTACGATATATGCAGTATCCTATTCATATATTACCACCATATCAGACAAATCGAATCACAACGAGTTCTATCGTACTCTTTCATCTTCGACACTGTAAATTTTAAGAACATTCGGCTCATGCCACTAAACCAAGACATAATAACAACGGAGCAATAAATGTTCCCACTGAACATGTGCAAACCTAAAAAGACAGTGTTACAATAATATTCATCCATGGTCTCTAAATCAACGCCACGCAACAGGATAATACAATGAAAATATTTCAGGAAAAGATTCTTTTGCATGCTCCGTTAGCATATCAGTCAGCACAGCGGTACAAGTAAAAACATTATTTCTTCCTTGTAGCCTGTCTAAAATATCATTGTAATAATAAACTGAGCCAAATACCTGAGGATCTGTTTTATAAGCTTGTTCAATCAATCCATTTGCATATCTCCGTAGAATCTCAGGAGAATCATACTCTGTACCAAACATATCACTCGATGAGTATTTACAGAAAACCCCCCCTAAACAAAATAATATTTCAGCCTGTTTTCTTAGTGGCATATCTTTCAATACATGGCTCCCCATAATCATATCTACATGCTGAGCGTTCAGTTCCCAACCATCAAGAAAGGGATTCCAGACACAGGCAAGTTTCCTTTGCTGATCATCAGCAATCATTTTATAATCTGATTTATTGGAATTAAGTGCCTCAATAAATCTCTCTTTGAGTTCATTATCAGAAATGAGTATATCCAGAATACCAGAAACGAAATTCTGGGAAAAAGCTTTATGATAAGGAATACTGAAAATTGGAAATGATTCAGAAAAAAGATTGCTCAATGAATACCCAAATGTATTTTGAACTTCTCCATCCTTATATAAAAAAAGGACATCCAGTTAGTTGATGTATTAGGAGATAACATATCAACCATATGACTCAAAGAACACATCATTGCCATACCATCATCCTGTGATGATAACAAAACCCAGTTATAAGCCAAATCGGAATCATCATCCCAGTCAGGCTTCCCAGAGCCATCGCACAATCCAAAATCACTCTGCTGTGTGACAGGATAAACTTTTTCATTTTTTAAATATACTTCATAGAGTTCCCTAAATCGTTCCTGCATTCCATCACGCCGTGAACCATTCATTACAATTTGTATAAAGGAACTATTATAAGATACCATCGCACCTGGATGTCGCTCAAAATACATCCCTGCCTGCAATAAACTACCATTCTCCATATACATCATTATTGAATTATTAAACCAAGACATTATAGTATCAAAAAAGTCATCACATATAGGCTCGAGCCATTGCTGTATATTTGCGTTGTTCAAATAAGGATGAATACTAAATGAATCAGCCAAAGACATCTTAACATAGGGCCGGAACGCCGCTAATTCGTCAAGAGATATTTTTTTGATAAGTTCTTCAGCGGCCCTTACTTTATCATGGTTATACTTATCATCAGATGTATTCATAGTCAATAAAATTGATTTATTTGATTTTGTATAGTTATCCAACACAGATAATATATTTTCCTGTATGTCAGATAGATCTATGTAACACCCTCCTAGATTAATGGTATTACTTTTTTCACTAAAGAGCTCCTTTACATCACCTAAGATAGCACCACTTAAAACCATTCCAGGAATTATAATAGCTCCTGTTAAATCAGCCTCGTTCAAAATTGGAGGATATTGTATATATGAAGATCCTTTAAATGATGCATTTTTAAGATTGGAATTGCTGAAATTAGAGTTTTCAAACAAAGCCCTAATAATACAATTAGATAAATTAGCATAACAAAAATTACATTCATTCAAAATCGAGTTTTTAAAAGAACAGTTTTCCAATACAGCCTGAGACAAATCACTCATCCTGAGATCTGTATCATCAAGCACTGCTCCAGAAAAATTTACTGATGATAAATTCAGCCCTACAAGACTTAGACCTGACAAGTCACATCCAGAGTAATTCAATTCTTCAGCAGACTCTTCACCCGTTCGGTTAGCCGACAACCAAATTAAGTCAGCAGTAAGCTCAGCTTTGCTCAGGCAGGCACGGCCTTGACTGACATCATATGCAAGGAATTGACATTGCGATTCATTTAATGAATTACAGCCATTTAAATATACGGAATTTCTGAGTGCCTCAGGAAAGGAACCTTCTATATGTTTCAAAGAACTACAATGGCATAAAGATAAATTAATGACATTTTCAGGTATGCTGCAATTTATAACCTCTAATGATGAGCATCCAACCATACTTAATGAAGATAAGTTGGGGGGTAAGCAGTTTATTGATTTAAGCTCTGTACATCCATTCAAAACCAGTTCTTTCAGAGAACCTGGAAGCAAGTCTGGTAATGTTGTTATTGGCTCACTGATTGATAAAGTCTCTCCATTAGTACTTATAACATCAAGTATTTTTGATGCAACCTCATGACGATTTTCGCTAAATTCTCCCTCAGCGCACCACTTTTCGAGGGCAACTTCAACATCCTCGTTAGATGGTGAATCTACAGGACTTTCAAAAGATATTACTCCAGAATTTACAGAGATATTTGTAGTGGGCAGCATTTATCTCACTCCTTTTTACTTAGTCCACTAAAGTAAAATTAGAAAACACAACTGCCGGGACAACTTTCTGTCCCTGTACCCACAAATAAGATGTCAGATTTATCGGCATTAATTTAACTCCCTATTGAATTATCTCCTCTTTTTTATCTAACAAATATTCCCCGGACATGACAACAAAAACCGGAGCCGGACTCCGGTTTTGTGAAGCTGTCGGGTTACTTCATCCCGCCAATATTTTCCCACGTCCCGTCAGCACGCAGGATTTGCAGCGGTCTTACCACGCACTGTATCTGCTTTTTATCCGCATCCAGTATCACCACCTGCGTGATTACCCTGTCCTGCTCCGGGATAATGCCATTCTCATCTGACTCCAGGATGTCTGCCGGCCCCAGTCGCAGCTGTGCTGTAAGTAACTCCCCGTTTTCACGGTCATCATGCTTTCCGCAACCGCACAGACGCTGCATAAGTTTTTTTAGTATATTCATGTCATTCTCCTGTTCTGCCTGTATCACTGCCCACTTCATCCAGCCCCTTGACATCCTGCCACGGCCCGTCGCCAAATCTGACCTGCAAATGCTGAAAAAAACCCTGAACCCGTGTGGCATCTTTGGGGTCAAGAAAGGTCAGTCCGGTGATGAGTGCGCCATCTGTATCCGGGAACCAGCCATTGCTGTTTGTCTCAATAATGCTCGCCGGCCCCAGACGAAAACGGATTTGTGTCTCCCCCGGGTCGCCCTTCGGTCCCTGAGGTCCGGTTGCCCCCACCGGGCCAGCCGCACCTGTTTCTCCTTTCGGTCCCTGTGGGCCTGCCGGGCCTGCCGCACCGGTATCTCCCTTTGGACCCTGTGGACCTGCATCTCCCGTCAGACCGGTCTCTCCCCGCTCTCCCCTGTCACCTTTCGGCCCCTGCGGGCCTGCCGGACCAGCATCACCTGCCGGCCCCCTTTCACCGGTTGCCCCTGCCGGGCCGGTGTCGCCACGCTCTCCCTTATCCCCCTTCGGCCCCTGAGGACCCGCGGGACCGGTTCCCCCTTTGGCCCGGAGGCCCCACCACGTGGGGATTCGGTTTACGGCCTCTTCCGCCGCTATCCTGCTTTGTTCCGCTGACTGTGCGCTTTCTGCTGACTCCGGGCTTTTTCTGTTGCGGTCGTTGCATCCCTGGCTGCATTACCGGCTGCACTTTCTGCCGTCTTTCTTGACAATTCAGCTTCTGCTGCACTTTGTGATGACTCACTGGCTTTTTGAGCGGCCGCAGAGGCCGAGGACGAGGACGCTTCCTCTGACTGCTTTGCAGCGGCTGCACTTTCTGCCGCCTGCCGGGCTGACTCCGATGCCTCCCCTGCTGAAGTGTCAGCATTTGCAGCGCTCTCTTCTGCCTGACTGGCTGATATGCCGGCATTCCTCGCTGACGTCTCCGCCTCTCCGGCATTCTTCTTCGCCTCCTCAGCGTGACGCGCCGCTTCTTCCACCATCAGTTCAAAACGACGCAGTGCCTCCGGCCGGACGTCATCCTCCGACATGGCACCGAGAAAATCATTCAGCGTCCCCGGTTGAGAATCTTCATACACGGTGATGGTCCCGGCATGTGACGGCGGGAATCCTTCCACCAACAGAATGACGCTGTACTGACCGTACTCAACGTCCATTGTGTAACGCCCGGCTTCATCCGGGTTTTCTGAAGCCACCGTGTTCACCACCACCGTGGCGCTGTTACGTCTGGCTTTCAGTTGAATGGTACAGTTCTCTACCGGTTTTCCTGTGCCGTCTTTCAGTACACCTGAAATCTTTACTGCCATATTCACCCCACAAAAAAGCCCGCCTGAACCGGCGGGCTGTCATAACACTGTGTTACCTGGCTAATCAGAATTTATAGCCGACACCCACGATGAAGCCGTCAGTGCGCCAGTCGCCACTGCCGGAGCCTTCATAAGCAATATCAATGGCCACGGATTCGGTCGGGTTAAACTGCACGCCAGCTCCCCACGCCAGAGACGTGTTGCTGTGGCGACCGTCATCACTTCCGGTCAGCACATCGTGCGTTTTCCCCTTGTTGTCAGTTACGCGAAGATAATCCCCGGAGAAAGTCGACACACGGCTGTAAGCCACACCCGCCATCGCATACGCGCTGAACCATTCATTCACGCGCACAGACGGCCCCGCCATTACGCTGAACCAGCGGTTACGCACGGAATCTTCATGCCAGCGGGTATCGCTGTAACGGGTAAGCTGGCGATTCTTGTCTCCTGCATAGCTGAATGACGTCACCAGCCCCAGCGTGTCCGTGAATTCATAACGGTATTTCACGTTAATCCCGTTAAGATTATCGCTACCGGGAGCGTTCGTCCGGGCATGAAGATACCCCGCGCTCAGCGTGGCCTGCTGCTCAGACGCCCATGCAGGCGCACCGGATACGGTCAGACAAATGGCTGCGGACAAAATGGCGGCATAAAGTTTACGCATAATTACCTCTCGCTTTTCTGCAATAAAAAAAGGCGTCATTTCTGACGCCCGTTCTGGGTTATAAAATTCAGCTGATACTGGTACCTGCTGTGGATTTTTTCATCACCACAACCAGCAGATCGCTGATACTTGCTGTGGGATACCAGTTATTTACCAGCCATGCTGACACCGAAAACTCCAGCGTCATGTGACCGTGACCGGCAGGCATATCAATAACGCCACTGTAAATCAGCGTATTATCCAGCGCGGTACGGTTATAAATTTCAGCACCGTTTTTCCGCACTATCAGACGGCATGAGGAGTAAATATCAGTATGCTCTCTCTCATGTTTAGCGCCGCTGAATGCCACCGCCGGAATAACAATTTGCCGGTCAAACGGCTGATCGTCATAAACCCTGACGGTAATGGTCCCTGATGGCCACCGCTCCGGTGCACGGGAATCCCGGGGGAAAGCTTTGCCCACTGTTTTAACGAGATCGCCTTCAATCTGGTTCGCGGACAGTTTTCCCAGAACCCGACAGTTCTCGTTAATCGTGACGTTGTTGAGCGTCCCGGAATTCGCATTCACGTTACCGCTGATATCAGCATTTCTTGCGGTCAGCCTGCCCTCCGGCGTCAGGGAAAACGTCGGGGGATTGCCGGATGACGTGATACTCACCGCAAACAGCCGCTTCAGGAACACGTCGTTCATGAACAGCTGATTCCCCTGCGCCACAAATAACGGCGTGCTGTTGCCGTTCTCCGGATTTATCATCGCGATACGGTCAGCCAGCAGCAGTATGTTGCTCAGTGGCTGGCCATCAGTATCCTCAATCCCTGCACCAATCCCGGCCACATAGGGAATGCCGTCTTTCGTTTTTTGAACCTTCAGCATGTACAGCGCAGCCAGGTCATCATTTGTGTCCTTCTGCACGCGCTGTATCTGCTGAATGGTGGCGCTCTGGTCTTCCAGCGTTTTACTGACCGTCTGTGTGATTTCATTGCGGGTTTCGGTGATGGTGGTCTGCATCTCCGCCATCTCATCCGCAAGCTGACTGTTGTCAATCACTCCCACAGCCCCTCAGCCAGATGCAGTTTTCCTATCTTTTCCCGGAAAAATTCCAGATACCCCGCACCATCATTGCTCGCCCGCCCACTGACTTCCACAAAAGCAGATTTACCCACCAGGTTGACGCTGCGCACATAAAACCAGAAATCCTTCCCGGGCTTAATGTGCGGACCGGAGACACTCCACTGACTGCCGGTCCCCAGATAACGGGCAGAGGTTTCCACCTGTGCGGCGTCTGCAATTTTTGCCTCCGAAAACCAGAACTCAAACTGCACCGTCGGGTCATAAATGGTCAGTTTCGGGACTGCCGTTATCTGAAAATACCCCGGCGTCAGTTCAACACCGGCAGGCGCTGCCGGTGCGTTAATCCGGAACGTGGTGGTGGCGGGTTCGCCCTGCTGGCCATAGCTGTTAATCGCCCTGACCGTCAGGGTGTATTCCCCGAGAGGCAGGCCACTGAAACGGTGCTCTGTATCCGCAGTGATGGCGGTGGTCACCAGACGGCTGCTCTCACCGCTTCCGCTGGTCAGGCGCAGACTGAAGTGCACCCCCTTCACCACCCGCGGCGTGTCCCATTTCGCCAGCGCCAGATACTGGCTGTCAGCTGCGCTCACCTCCACCGTCAGGTGCTGCACTGCCGGCGGGATGACGCTGTTCAGGGTGCCTGACTGCGGCTCAAAGCGGGCCCCGTTATCCACGATGGCTTCTTTTTCCGGTACGTGCTGCACCGCCGTGATGGCAAAGGTGCCGTCTGTGTTTTCCCGGATGGAGACACAGCGGAACAGGCGACGGCGCAGTGACGGCAGGGAGAGTCCCCACACACCGTATGTCTCCACGCCATCCGGCAGGGTACTGACCTGTATCCGGTCCGGCGCGGGGTGTGCAGTGATGGCCACGCTCACCGG